GCATATTTTAATAGATGCCAGTAATTTTGTTGATTTTTCCACACATCATGTGCAAAAACTACATCACCAACTTTAATAGGTTGCTGATTATAGATATCGACCTTGACAGTTAAACGGGCTGTTTTGCCAGTTCCTAAACTCTTTGTGCCAACTCTGTATGCCCAAACATTTCCGTTTTTGCCATTAACAGCGTTACAATCGGTTATTAACAAACGTCTTCTGTCTTCTTCTTTGTTTGTTATTACATTTATATAACCTAGGATTTCTTGACATTGTTGCATTTTAGTTTTGATGTCAAAATCTTTAACTTCGTCCGATAAAATACATTTTTCATATTGGAATAAACACTCCAGACAATCGTTTAACTTGTAAGATGCTGAATCTGTTCCATTAGCATTTTTACCGTTTGAATTTTGAATAATGATTTCTTTTAAATATAGAGGCAATTCTTTGTCTTTTTTAACCATTTTTGCATTGCCTTGTTTTAGACAATCCCAAGCTTCTAAAATTAGAGATAATTGTTTTGCATTACCGAAATCTTGGAAATAATCTATATGTATTAAAGGTTGTATTTTGGATGACTTAACACTATGTTCATCAAGCCATTTAAGAACTTCTACAAATGAAGTAAAACCTTGTTGTGAACAATCGTATATTGTATTACCAATTTCATTACCAAAGCCTTTAATCGATGATAATGAATTTGTTATTGAGTTTGTTGAAATATCGGCAGTAATATTTCGATTATCTTGCCCAAATTTTAAAGAAGGGAAGTGGATATTGAAATAATCTTCTGCTTCTGCCTTTGCTGCATTCATTTTATCTTTGTCGCCCTTTGCTTCTTGGAGTTGTAAATAAACTTCATAAAATTCAAGAGGGTGGTGCGCCTTTAACCAAGCACCATATAAGCTATCTAGCGCAACGCAATATGAGTGACTTGCATTAAAACTATATCGTGATGAGTCTTCGATTAATTTCCACAACTGATGAGATAATTCATTCGCTTCCTCTGGAGTTTTGTTTTCATCATTTATCATTACAGAAGAAAATCCATTGATAAACTTATCTTTATAGGCTAATACTTTATCGGCACGTTTTTTAGCAATATTTTTAATTGCAGTATAACAATCGCTCATATCAATTCCTGCGTAGTTTAAAGCAGCCATTTCTTGCTCTTGATATAACAAGAAACTATCAGGCATTTCGTCAGTTTTAATCAAATTATCGAACGCATTAACACCATAATTAAACGGTTTTCTGCTTTCAAAAGTTTTATACATTGACTTAAATCCAGGTCTAATAGCTGCCACAAATGCTCCTAATTCAGAAATGTTTTTAGGTTTATATTTTGTAACTCTCGATGCTGTACCTGTTTGCTCACATTGATTAATGCCAATTGTGCATCCTTTTGCATATATATCCCAGCAACAATCAGTCGGAGGGCACATTTTTAATAATTCACCAACCGATGGTGGCTCCTGACCAATTCGGTTATATGCTTTATAAATTAAATTAACTACCGAAACTTTCAACAAGTCATTTTTTAAGAAGTGACATTCTTCTGCGTAATGACCATCCATTGTGCAACATAAATGGTCTTTAATTTTTACTAGACCGAAATCTTTTCTTATGCTTCCTTGATATAAAAGGTAACTGCATGGTGCAATACTCCAAGATGTTATCAATCCAAGGTAATCCTTGCTTCGTTGATAAATTTCTTGGTATTCTTTGTCAATATAATCCATAACGTTGATATCGTCTTTTTCATCTTCTTCTGCGTGTTTAAATGCTGTTTCATATCTCTTTATTTGTTCAGATACTGCATTTGCAATTTCAAAAACAATTCCTTGTGATTTTGCATATAATTTCCAAGCAGCAGATTTTTGCATTGTGCCATAAGCAAGCATAGGGTAGGCGTGGTCTTCACCTAATATGTCTTTTTGTGCCTTAGCGAAAGGTGCTACAGGTGCCACATTGAAATCGATATCTGGAAGCGAACCAGACTGAAGAATACGAGTGGTACTCATAAATCTTTCAGGGTACATATGAACTTTTGCTGCAATTCTATCAACCTCGGTAAAACCTAATAACATATTTGTTAAGAAAGATACAGCAGAGCCTCTACCAGATTTTGTTAACCAACCACCATTTTCTTTCCCTTTATTGATAATGTGGTGATTCATGATGAAATAGTCAGACATTTTTGTATCGATAACCGTCTGTATTTCTTTAGCAATTTCCTCTTCGTAGTAAGCCCATTTTTCTTGTGGAACTTGTTCTTTATAATTGTTCCAGCCTTGATACACCAAGCGTTTATATTCTTCATCTCTTTGTTCTTGTGTCCATTCAGGATATAAGGTTGGCATTTTAATCGTATCATTAAATATTGATTCTTTGTAATCGCCAACATTTAATAAGACGTTAGTATTTTCAATTGATTTTAAAATTTGATTATGGTCTAAAACACATTGTTGAGCAAATCTCTTATATAGGGTGTCGCCATCAGGATAATCTAAATACCATCCTTCTTCGTCTGGGTAAGATATACCTTTTGATATTAAGAAATCAGTTCTGTTTTGTGCATCTTCTGGTTTAATATAATGGCTATCACATCCAGCAATTAATTCAATGCCATATTTTGTATGTAATTCTAACAAGTGTTTATTTAATGCACATTGGCTAGGTGTGTTATGTGGTTGCACTTCAAGATAGAAGTTATCTTTAAAGTGATTATATAATTGCAAAATAATTTCATCACTATCTTCATATCTATGGAATGCAACACAAGCAGTAGTGACGATAATATCTTCAGCTGGGAGAGAAAGAATAAGTGGTATATCTAATCTTGGTTGAGCATAGAAACCACTGATATTTGCTTCTGACAAAACGTCGTTTAACGCTTGACGACCATTTTCAGTTTTTGCTAATAAAACAATGTGACAATTAGTTCTATCTTGTTCTTCACGGTTGCGAACCCAATATGCTTCTGCACCAATAACTGGTTTTAGACCATATTTACGAGCAAGCTTAATAGTTTCCCATTGATTTCCTTGCCAGCCATGCTCTACTGAAGAGAGAATGCCGTGACCAAGTTCTTTTGCTCGTTTTGCATATTCTTCTAATTGTGTTGCACTATCAGAAATTCTAACGTTTGTTAGACAGCTATGCTTGTGATAATTACAATAGGTTAACATATTAAGCCTCCTTTATTTTTCCATAAACTTCTTCATCATTTTGTTGTTCTAATTGATAAGGTGGGTATGGCACAGGAGTAGAGTAGTTGGTTGTATCCCACTTATATTTGTGGTCTAGACTTTCAAGATTTGTAAAGAATCTACGTGAAGGTCTATCATAATAGAAACCACAACTGCTTCCTTCAAATCCTCTCATTCTATCTTTAAGGATATCAGCCATTACATCATATTTAATTGGCTCTTTGTACCATCCTTGACCACTTTTCTTTGGTGTTCCCTTTTTATCTTCGTCAGACACTCTATATAAACTTATAATTCTATGTGCTAAGTCAATAATTGCTGAAATACCTTGTATATCCATTTTTGTTAATCTTCTCATAGTTTCAATTTTGTGTGGGTGAACAACTAAAACCACGGCAACATTGTATCTTTTGGCAAAATCTATAAGGTTGTTAACAAATTCTTCTTGTTTTTGATATTTATTGTCATCCGAACATTCCAAGTTAATGGCAGTAAGATTATCAATAATGTGTAATTTACAGCCATATTTTCTAGTAGTATCTTCCATTGTTTTTAAAATGCAAGATGCTGTTCTTGGATGTGAGTCTTTATGTATAAATAACCTTTGTTGATAGTGATTATTGATTTGTTTTTTAGTCTCAGTTGACATCTTCCAATACTTACCACCATCATCGGTTTGATATTCTTTTAGGTTTCTTTGACCTGCGAGAATAAAGTTAATCCAGTTTTTGCTTTGGAAATTTGGTAATTCTCCTGAGTATAAATAAGCATTTTTATCATCATCAAGAGCATTACATATTACTTGTGATATCCAACTACTTTTACCACTTCCGTTAATACCAGTTAAAATGGTTAAAGTTCCATAAAATAATTTAATTAATCGTTTATCCATTTCAGAAAAACCAGTTTTAATACCATCGATTTCATCCAAATCTAAATCTTCAATGTCTGAGAAATCGGCAACACTATCTACAGGAGAGTCTTTTGCTGTCGAAATAAGATTTAATACTGCTTGTTTTCCTTCATAATATAAAACATGGTTTAAATCTTTCATTCTTATAATCTCACCAGTTTCTGTGTTGGTGTGAGTAGGTGGTATATCAATAAATTTAGTTCTCCAAGAACCAAGTCTGAAAACGCACTCTTTTTGCATTTTAATCCCTGCGTCATCGTTGTCAGAACAAATGATAATCGAATCAAATTGTTCAAGCCATTCAAAATTTTCCTCAATCCATCCATAATTATTTGCACCCAAAGGAACCGAAACTGCGTTAGAATAACCAGATTCTATTGCGGCTAAACAATCTAATTCGCCTTCACAAATTAAAAGTGGCTGGCTAATATTAACTCTATTCATGTTGAATAGGATAGGAGTTGTATCAGCATCTTTTTGACACCACGCTTTCAATTCACCTTTAGATTTATCAATTTTATGAGATGGTCTATATTTAACTAATGTCAAAACATCGTTTGTGTCGTAATAATTGAACACTATATTTCCATATTTATCTTCTCGCACATCTGCATTATCAATCGTTTCTTTTGATATATGCCTTTGTTGTAAATACTTATATACGTTCTCTTTTTCGTTTAATGGTTCAAGCCTTGGATAACGATATTGTGATTTAGTTTTTACGCCTTTTTCACCAAAAGCATAAGGTATATTGGCTTCCTTGAATAATTCTTCAACTGCCTCTAAATAAGTTTTTCCTGTGTACATATAAGCGTCAATAATGTCGGTGTTTTTACCACAACCAAAACACTTGAAACAGTATGCTTTTGGATTATAAATAAAGCTAGGAGTGTTTTCTAAATGCCAAGGGCATAATCCTTTTTTATTTACCTCGTCGTAATTTTCAATATTTAATAGTCTGGCAATAATTTCAGCATTTCTATCGCTTAGTTTTGCCTTTGCCTTAGCGATATGCTCTTTTTCGATAAAAATAATTATTACCTCCTTTTAGTTATTTTTTCTCTTTGCAATACCTCCTGTGATTGCATAAATTGTTGCAGAAAAATTCATCACATGAAGCAGGGAATGATTTGCATTCTCTAATTTGTTTTACGGTGTATTTTGCCCAGCCTAGAGCCTCAATTAAGTCATCTTCATTAAAAGGTATGACTACTTGTTTTTGTTTTCTAAATGTCCAAAATATTAGGACGTCTGGGTATCTGCCATATTTTTGTTTTATATATTGGCAATACAAATATAATTGACGTGCATATTTGTGTTTTTCTTCTTTGTTTTTGAAACTTGATTTTGATTTATAATCTAAAAGAACAAGACGTCCATCTTTATCTTCATAAACCAAGTCCATAATACCTGTGAAAATCCAGTCGTCGATTTGCATATCAAATTCATCTTCGACTCCTAAGATTTTGAAATCATCATATCCCAAGAAACTAGATAAGAAATCTAATCCTTGTTGATAGTAAAGACCTTTCATATCTTTACAAAATTCACTTGCGGGGAAAGGCATATTAACTGCGTCTTCAAATTCTAATTTATAGATTTTAGGTAAATCCCATAGACTGATTTCACCTTTGGCATATCGTTCCATAATGGAATGAACTAATGTGCCATATAAAGCGAAACAGTTATCTATGCCTTTTAAATGTTGGTTATAAGTTAAATCATAACCATACTTGCAAGTGTGAAATGATGATAATTTAGAAAAGGAGTATCTTTCTAACTGCTTTTCTTCCATAGATTACCAAGGGTCATCCTCATCAGTAGTAGTGTTTGTTTGTGCAGGAACTGGTGCTTGGGCTGGAGTAGAAGTTGTTTGTGTTGTATTGGCATTTGAATTGCCATCGTCTAAACTTGCTTCGAGAATAATAAATCTAAAAGCAGATTTTTTATTACCTTCTTTATCTGTGTATTTTTCATTGGTGAATTTAGATTTTGTAATCTTTAAAGAGATTGGTTTTTCGTATTCACCTTCTGCTAAATCTTTTAAAGAGTTATAAGCGTGAGCGATAACACGTGGAAACCATGAACTATACACATATTCACCGTCTTGATTTTTTTCATAAGTTGACACTTGAAGGTCTATGTATTTTCTTGGATTACCGTTTTCGTCTTTAGGACGAGTCACTTTCCATATTTTTGCAAATTGAGTTGAGTTGTTAAATATCATTTTTAAGCTCCTTTATATTTTTTATTAGTTTTTTATTCATTGCATATTTAAAGCCTGAAATACTCATTCCAAACTTGTTTGCAATTTGTGTTAATGTAAATTTTCTATTTTGATACAAGAAGAATCTATTGCTTCTTTTATTAGATTGCTGTTCTGTATTGGTTGCCCATCTACAATTGCTGGGCTCGTAATTTCCATTATTATTAATTCTTTCGATTGTTAATCCTTCTTTATAACCCGAATTAAGAGCCCATTCTTTAAATTTTATGTATTCTAGCCAATCAGAACAAATGGTTATTCCACGACCACCATAATCTACGTAACGGATATGAGTAGGGCAGAGGCATCTTTGTTTCATTGAG